TTCGGTGTCATTGGTCTTAAACATGCCCACTTTTCATAGTCATCTTTATTAACAAAAGTATTTTCTTTTACCCAGTCAGATAAAGGTTTAATTCTGTCTTCTCTTATGTCATGATTCCAGCCAGCCAATTCTGCTGTACCTGCAACTCTAAATACACTATTACCAAAAGGCGAAGCAACTATTTTTCTATCATCATCAAGAACAGATATGGTAGGAGCTTCATAAGCATTTTGATATGTTATAGAATAACCTTTAATTGGATATATATTTAGATTTGGCAAGAATGCTTTTGTGTATGCACCTGCACATACTATTACTTCATCATAATCTTTTTTAAGAGTTTCAATACTTATTGCCATGTCTCTTGGATTTGACCAAAAGACTTCATTTTCATTACGAACAATTTTATTGATACGAAAACTATAATTATATTCTTTATTAGACATCATATAAGTTGATAGGTTAGTACAAAACGCATGTATATCACCAACTGAATCACCTTTTGTAATAGTAGCACCAACAACATCATTTGATTTAATATTATACTTTATAAGATTTGTTTTTGTTTTAACTCTACCCCAACCGGTATCTTTGAATCTATCTAAAGTTCTTTGTGCTTTATCCCAAGACTTTTGATTTTTATATATGTGTAATATGCTACAGTCATTATGATGAAAGTCAATATTTATTTCTTTCATTAATTTTTTAAGTAGCCTACGAGATCTTAAGCTATATTCAATAGTTCTTCGTGTATTATAATCATACTTATTAGTTATGGTTGCACCAATAAAACCAGCAATCCATTTAACTTTAGACCAAGACCAATGATCTGGTCTAAAAGAAAGAGGGGCATCAGGTTGTGTTAACCATTTAATGCCTTTGATTATATTGTCATAGCTATTCCATACTTCAGCATTACAAACAGAAAGTTGACCACCGTTTGCATAACTACATTGCTCGGCAACGCCGTTAGGATCAAACAATACTACTTTATATTTTTTTGCTAGGAAGTATGCGGTGGTTATGCCAGCGACACCGCCACCGATAATAGCTATGCTCTTTGTGCTGTTCCCCAATTTTCAACTCCACCAATATAACTTTCATAATCTAATTCAGCACAAACATTTTCGTATGTTAATTCAGTAGTAGGTAACTTATTTACATGTGTATCATTCCAGTAAAGTTGTGGAACTGTGCGATGACCCTTTTCTTTTAAAAAATCTTTTGCAAAAAGATCATGACTTATATTTATTTCTCTGAAATCAAAATTCCATTCGACTAGTTTCTTTTTTAAAAGTTTACAATAACCACAATCTTCTTGTGTATATAGTGTTAGTTTAATTGAATTGAACATCTGACATAACCTCCGTTAAACAAGCCACCACGTTAAGTTCGTGGTCAGCTACAAATGCATTTTTATATTGGTAATCTGCAAGCAGAAGTACGAGCTGTGGAATTGATTGTGGTGCAACTTTATCTACCATCCTATCATAAATCGCTCTAAAAATAGCGCTTGCATCAGTATCTATATTGTTTACCACCCATGATCTCATCTTTTTGAAATCTTTTGTTTTCAAATGATTAAATAAATCATCGTAGTTTTTATCTTTAAGATTATTAACTATGCCAGCATCTATCTTTCCATTTACTGAATATCTTTGTAATTCATTTAATACTCTTCTCCAATCTGGAGCAAACTTTAGTATTAATTCAGCAATGGCTTTATCATCATACTCAACTTGCTCACTGTTCAAAATGGTTTGGCATTTTGCCATAAAAGACTGACATAAATCGGCCATATCTTTTTTTGAAGTATTAAACTCATATACACCACATCTTGAATGTAGTGGTTCTATAATTCTATTCTTAAAGTTACATGTAAGAATAAATCTACAGTTTTTGGAAAACTCTTCAATAAAACCACGAAGAGCAGGTTGTGTTGATTGTGGATTTAAGTAGTCGGCTTCATCTAATATAACAACTTTATAACCACCTTGAAGTGAGACAGATGATGCAAATTGTTTTATCTTGGTTCTTAACGTATCAATGTTACCTTCCTCAGAACCATTAATTAATATATAATCGCAGCCAAGCTCATTGCACAGAGCTTTGGCCACAGTGGTCTTACCTAAGCCAGCAGTACCTGTAAATAACATATTAGGTAGTTCTTTACTGACAACAATCTTTTGGAAGGTTTGTTTTAAAGATTCAGGTAAGACTATATCACTGATAGCCTGTGGCCTATACTTTTCAACCCATAGAAACTCAGAACTCATTACTTCTTTTTTTCTTCTTCTGGCTTCTGTTCACTCTTATCATTCATTGCATCTTCTTGTTGAAGTGCCTCACTTATTTGAATAATTTGAATGCATTGATCTCTAAGACCACCTATAGTGGAAAGTTCTTCACCTTTAAATCCACCTCTCTGCGTTACAGCATCGATTACCGCTACTGTACTTCTACTTGCCTTATTAGCAAGATCCTTTAATTGAGTTAAATTATCTGACATGTCATGCTCCATAAGTTGACGTTTTCTCGAGTGCAATCCAATATTTTAAAGGTATTTCTTTATTTTTAAATTGCGTTATTAATTTTGAAGATATTTCGACCTCATAATCTCCTGGGAGAATTTTAAGATTTGAAATACTTATAATAAAGTTAAAAACAGCGTCCTGTTTAAACTCACCATCAATATCAATTGAAAAAGCATTTGATGTTGCATTTTGATTTTCAACAACTGACAAACTTAATACACCATCTTTCGCTTTTATTGATACCTCACTATGACCTAATGTTGATGCAGCTTTCTTTAGTTTATTTAGTGTGTCATTATCTAAAGTAAACTTAACATCAGCTTCAGGCATTGTTACATCTTTTGTAGGTGACGTTAATGTTTCTTCGGCGGCATAAAAGTATTTTACTTTTGACCTACCACTTGAATCAGAAACAGTAACAAAGTCATCTTCAAATTTTAAACTTGGAGCATCTACTAATCCCATTACTCCAATAAATTCATTTAAATCGTATATGCCGAAATCTTTAGGAAACTCTTCTGTTACATCGGCAGTTGCAACTACATTTCGAGCTTCACTTATAGTCTTAAGATTTGTTCCAGACTTAATCAAGATGTTTTGATTAATACCAGAAAAGTTCCTAAGAACATTTAAAGTATTTTCACTTAGTTCCATAATTAACCTTCCTTTTTAATTTTATAGTATATTCTATCACAGTTTTTTAAATTTGTAAACAATTAAATTTTCATCTTAGAAAAATTTCTATCTTTATAAAACTCTATCTTTGATTCAAACTTGCCATCAAGTATATCTCCTTTATGTGATATAATAAATGTATTACTACCAGCATCCAAAGTATATAATATTTTTAATAAGTTTTCTATGCCATCATGATCAAGCGATGAATCAAATGTTTCATCGAGTACCAATAAGTTAGTTGATACTGAATTCTTCATCTTTGCTATCTGTCTCCAAGTAAATAGTAAAGACAAGTCAATTCTTTGCTTTTCACCTTCGCTGAATGAGTCATAAGTAAAGTCATCTCTATGTCTTGATCTTATTGTTTCATTAAAGTTTTCATCAAGATTAAAGTGTACAAAGAAGTCGAGCACTTGCAAATATTGATTAACAAGTTTATTAATCGCAGGTAAATACTGTTTTATTATTTTTGTTTTTATTCCTGTATCACGAAGCATTTCGGCAATAACTGAGTTATATCCTAATTGCTCATTTACTTTTAACTTTTCTTCAAATAAGTCTTCTTTATTTGAGTTTAACTTTTCAAGATCACTGCGCGCTTCTGTTAAATCGGCTGACACTTCACCTTCTAAATAAGTTGTAAGCTCATTGTTGCTTTGATTTAATGATTGAATTTCACGATTATTTGCATTTAAAGAATTTGTTTTTTCTGCAATATCGGCAATAATTTTTTCTACTGCAGAAATTTTCCTATCAACTTGTAATTGGTAATCTTCAGTTAACTTTAAAGTAGTTTGTACTTGGTATGCCTCATTCTTTGTATCAAATATTAATTTATCTTTATTGTCAATAGTCTGACTACATGTAGGACATATATCATTTTTTTCTAAAAACATTCCCCTCTTTGCTATAGTCTTCATATCTTGTTTAGTTTGAGCTATTTCAGTAATTACATCATTCTTTTTTCTCTGTAATTTTTGTAGCTCTTCCATTGCAGTATTATTTTCAAGCTCTTTACTTAGTTCATTATTTTCTTCCTGTAATTTTTCTATTCTCTCTTTTGCTCTCTTTATTTGCTTTTCATATTTCTTTTTATTCTCTTCAGTTAATGCTGCAATATCTCGAATATATTTTGATTGTTGTTCTATTTTTGATTTTATTATTTCTGTATTATTATTTACTGAAGTAAGATTATCTTTAAGTATAGAATTCTTTTCTTTTAATATTGAATTCATTTTTGAAAAAATGTTAATGTCCAGAAGGTCCTCAATAACATCCCTACGATGTCCAGCATTGAGTTGCATAAAGGGAATAAAGGAGGAAGAACCTAATACAACAACCTGATGGAAACTCTTATGATTGAGTTTCAGAATGTTTTGTTCGAGAATCTTCTGGTATTCATTTGCATGCGATGATTGATTAATCATAACATCGCCTTTCCATATTTCAAACACATTTGGCTTTATGCCACGTATGATTTTAAAATATGCTTTTCCTATAGTAAATTCAACTTCAACCAGCGTTTGCTTTTGATTAATTGAGTTTACTAGTTGACTCTTCATAATTTTACGATGTGGTTTACCAAACAATGCAAATGATAATGCATCAAGCATTGTTGATTTACCTGCACCGTTATGACCTACAACTAAAGTAGATTTGTGCTTATCAAGAGTAATTTCAGTGAATGAATTTCCTGATGACAAGAAATTCTTGTATCGAATCTTTTTAAATATTATCATGATATTTCTAGAGCTTGCGCCTCAGTCATTAGTTCACGCATTTGAACTTTAAGTTTATCTTTATCTAAGTCTGTATCTACTGCTTCGATATATGTATCAACAATTTCGGCAGTATCTTCAAAATTCATATCTTCATCATCAACATTAGCACCAATAAACTCATTAAAATTTTCTGCAATCTTTAATTCATATATGTCTTGGTTTTGAATATTATCAATAAATCTATCAAATGTGAAAGGATCGGTCTTATTAACAACTACGACCTTTACAAACTTCTTTGAGAATTTTTTATAATTATAATTATTATAATCCATTTCCTCATCGTTGTAAAGGACTTTTTCAAATATAGTATAACTATTTCTTATTTTTTCAATCTGTCTTGTTTCTGTATCAACTATATGAAAGTATTTTGGATCATGAGCATCAGACCAAAAAAATTCTAATTGACTACCTAGATACCAAATATTATCTTGTCTTGAAGAACAGTGATAGTGACCAGTAAGAACCATTTCAAATCTTTTGAATAAATCTGCACTCATTCCATGTGTACTTTTTACACCTCTCATTAATTCAAATCCACTTAATTCTAAGTGAGCTCCGATCCAATCGGCTTTACATTCCTTTATGAAATTGATACACGCGTCATAATTATCTTGGCATATCCATGGAACTAAACCTATATTAAGTGATCCATAAGACATAATCTTAGGTTCCATTATTATATTGACTTCATTCATATAGTGGCCTAAACACTCTTTTAATGAATTAAGCTCATTAGTGTTTTTGAAATATGTGTCATGATTACCCGGTATAATATCCATAGTCATTCCACGCTTTCGTAGTTGATCTAAGAATACTCTACGATTATGGTTTAGTGCTTTAAAGTTAACAAATTTTCGATGATCATAATAATCACCAAGATGTAGTATTTGTTTTATTCCTTGCTTTTCACATTCCGGAAAAAATATATTATTATAAAAATCTTCTGCATTATTTAAAAATATTTCAGAAGAGTTTCTTATTCCAGAGTGTGTGTCATTAAGGATTGCTATCTTCATTGCATAAACTCACTTAAATCCGAATCAGCTATCTTTGCTTTACGTTTCTTTTTTTCTTGCTTTACAAACTCTTTGATTTCGCCATCATTAGACCTAACTCTTGCTATCCTATCTTTCAGTGTATCCACAAAGTGTGCTGCTTGACCTGCAGCAACTTCTTCATTACCAGTATCAATAAAGCTATCAATTCCTGACTTAGTTAAATATTTTAATTTTATTTCTTGTTGTTTTTTTTCTTTAGTTATTCTTCTTAAGAATGCATACCAAGTTATTTGTGTAAAGTATGCGAATGCATTTGGTTTACCAGTTCTTGTTGCAGCTTCAAGGTTATAGTTACCTATAGCCTTTAAACAGTTTTCAACTGCATCCATAACCATTTCTTCTCGATACGTATATCTTATAAAGTTAGCTTTATGTGATAATCCTTCTGCTATTCTTAAAAAACACTGAGCTATATAATCAGGTACTTTAGGAATACTAATATTTGTTTTTCTAGCATCTTCAACTTTTTCTACATATTCGACTACCGCAGTAGAAAAATCAGAGTTATTAACATAGTGTATGCTTTTTTTACGTGCCATCTTTTAACCTTTCATGATTCTATTATACACTTATTTTGTATAAAAGTAAACTATTATTTTTTTAAATCATTTGCATAAAAAACTGTTTACAAATGTAAAAAAATGTGATAGAATAAGATAGTATATCGGGGAGGAAGGAATACCCTAGTGAACAGTTTTATCCTTCGGCTTGAATTGTATTATATTACTATTATCAGAGTCTGGTGAAATATTTTCTTCAGCCATAGCACCATACTTTCTTTCTAAAAATTCATCCATTTCATCATCTGTCATTTCACGTATAGCTTCTTGTATTTCATCTAAATTAGCATATGATTTTCTTTTATTTTTTTTCTGGTGTTTTAGATCATAAGCTATTCCACGTATACATGCTTTATAGTGCTTTAGTATAGCAGGAGATGGATTTGTGGTAACTATAATATGTGAAGCATTTACTGCTTGTAAAACTGAAACATCATCTTGAAATGACATCCATGGCCTAAATGCGAAAAATCTCCAACCTTTTTGGTAATCTTCCACGGCTATAACTTTAAGTGCTTTTTTCACTATAATATCTGAAGTTTCATCTCCTGTATTCCATTCAACAACTTCACAAATTATTTCATCATTATTAGTTAACTTAAATTGTTTTATACTCATAGTCCTACTCTATATGTTTTATGGTTGAATTTTTCTCTTCCATAAATCCTAAGCCTTTCGTCTGCATGTAATATACCAAAGTTCTTTTTTGATTTCCAACTTATATCGTCTATAATATCATAAAGCGTAGTATCTTTACCATCATCAGTTTTTCTTAACCCTCTTCCTATGCTTTGCAAAACTCTTATTTGTGACTTGGAAGGTGATGCAAAGACAATATTATGAAGGTTCCTAATATTTATACCTGTGCTAAACGTTCCAAGTGATGCAACTGTAATAGAATTTTTCTGTTTTTCTACTATAGCTCTTATTGCCTCTCTATCGGTGGCAGCGGTATCGCCTGATACAAAAAAAATCCTGCGGCTTTCATCTGCGTTATCTTTTATTAGTCTATAAAGAGGTTTTCCATGTTTTTCGACATAATTATATAATACTAATGTATTGCCTTTTAAATCTAATGTTAAGTTTTTTATAAAAACATTTCGCCTATCATAATTGACAATGTGTTCTATTTCTTCTTGGTATGTCTTTTTACCAAACTCTCTTCTAGTTTTTTCATTATATTGTAAAACAATTCTACGTATTGTTAACTTAGCCAAAGTATCATTATCTTGTAAAGCTCTTGTACTTGTAACTCTGTAAACTTTTCCAAATAACCCCTGCAAAACGAGTTCATGTGTTAGTGCACCATCTAATGTTCCAGTTGTTCCAAATCTGTATTCTGCTTCTGTACACTTATTCATTATAGTAGTTAGTGATTTAGATTTAAATCCGTGACATTCATCACCAAACACTGCACCAAATCTTTCAAACCAGTCATGTTGAAATCTATGTATAGATTGCCATGTACTTATAATAACTCGTTTAAATGTATTCTTATCTTTTCCTGAGTATATTCTATGGCAATGTCTGTCTACATCATAGCCGTAATCTTTAAAATCATTGTACATCTGTTCAACAAGAGATGTCGTTGGTACTATTATTAAAATATCTTTTTGCTTTTTATCAAATGCAGCTAACAACCACCTCATGAGTGTATAAATTATAAGTGACTTACCTGATCCAGTAGGTGATAATAATATAGCATTCTTTCTCTGTATTCCAGTACAAAGAGCATCGAATTGATAATCTCTTATTTTAAATGGTAATTTAAGAGCATCAACAAACTTCATCATAAAGTCTGGATTAACTTCTTGCCCTTCATTTGGACTTCCATAATCCGACTCTTCAACATCAATTTTGTATTCTCTGCTTTCAGCAAATCTGATTATTTGTGGAAATAAGCCCGCATATATCTCACCAGTTATTTGATTATATAATCTTATTTTTCCATCCCATAATCGATTGCGGTATGCAGGCATAAACTTATACCCCGGAACATAGAATGAGAAATATTCTCTTAGTTCTGCTCCTACTCCTCTATCACACAATACTTTTAAAGTTGCGTGATTTAGTTTCCTGACTCGAATTGTTTCCATTTGATTATGTTCGATATAGTTTGGTGTCGCCACTTTAGGTTGTCTATTATTTCCGATAGTGTTTCTGTTACTGTTTTCCAATATTGAATCTTCTCTTCTGATTTTTGTATTTCAGGGTCGCTATCATAATAGTAATCCATCTCACCTTTTAATATCTTTAATCCATCAAAAGGATCAGGCTCCCAGCCTTTTTCTTGAATAGTTATCTGGTCCATCTTACCATTATAATATAACCACTTTTCTTTTAGTAATTTTTTTTGATCAAACTCAGCACGCTTTAATTCTAGCTTTGCAGTTGACCAAAGCTGTATGTATTTTGAATGTAGTGCTGGTGTTTGACGTGATGTTTCATCAAGTTGGTAGTTATCAATTATACAATCTTTTTGCCACATTTCGTGGACTTCTTTCAAGTCAATCATTATATCTCCAATAATATATATTAACCGGTTACAGATCCTGTTACATCAAATGAGTCTGTGATTGCTCCGGTTGTAGGATTCTTAATTTTAATATCAAAGTATGTAAACCTAAACGATGCACCAAATGTTAAAAATGACTCAGCTCCACTTGTAGCTTGAAACTGAATATCTGTCAATGCAGTTGGTATACTATCTCTATATATAATTTGTGCTATCATATTGTTTGAGCTGTTTAATATTGATAAAGTAATATCGGACTGTGCAGGTGGTCTTTGCGTTGAATTTTTAAATCTATCAACAGCTGTTATGTTATCTTGATCAAGTATTCTTCTCATCCAGTTATGCATTTCAGTATATGACTTCATGTCTTCATCAAGAATTATGTTTGCTAACATCTCATTATAAGTTAGTTTATCACCAATAAAGGGTATGGCTGCAATTTTTTTATAACCTACATCTGCAGTGTTCATTATCACGCCAGCATGTGTAAAGTCTTGACAAAAAAATTCTAAATTTGGATAGTTTGCTCTATCAATAACAAGCTTAAAGCCAGTAGGCTGTAGATAATTGAAGTTAGTCGTTAATGCCATGTTTACACCTACAGTTTATTCCACCACAACTACCTTTAATTGGCTTAAATAATAAACCAAAAGACATGCCTGAAGCTATGAATGCCATGAATACGAAAAGTGTTAATAAGAATATGTCCATAATGTTATTTATATAAAAAAGGAGAGCTTACGCTCCCCTTTTTATAGTAGTGCTAAGAATTAAGCACCTAGAATATTATCAACTCTGAATATTCTGTAGTACTGGTTAGTCTTAACTGCGGCTAAGCCATCAGCAGGTGTTGCACCTACGAATGGGTTACTTACCATGCCATATCTGGTTTTAAAACCAATTTTTGGCTGGAAAGTATCTTCGCCAACTGCACGTACCATTGTTAATGGAACGTATGGGCAGTAGAATAAGCCAGCATCGTATGGGTTAGTACCCTTATAACCTACAGTTACGTAGTTAGTATTTGCATACGGGTCAATGTAGACTCTTGTTCTACCGTTCAAAGTACCAGCAAAAGTGTTACCTGTGTCATCAACATTTAAGTTTGTTGACATTGCAGGTGTATAGTCTAACATACCAGCTGCAGCTAGTGCAGATGCTACATCAGATGAACACACGATGAAGTTACCTTTTCCTCTACGTGTTTCGATTGCAATTCTATTACATTCTCTTTCGATCTGTAATACAAGTCCTTTGAACTTCTCAACTGACCATCTACCATCGGCATCTGTCTGAACGTCAAAGATACCATTTACGGCAGTGTTAGTCTGTAGAGCACCGGTTTTAGCTTGAGAGTTAATAGTTCTAATAACTTCTCTATTGATTTCAGCCAAGATCTCAGTTGACAAGATATTTGCCAATTCTGTCTCAGCATCAAGACCGTGAATTGCTTTAAGGTCTTGAGCTAGTTCTAAGCTGTATTCAGCTTTAAGAGCTCTTGACTTAGCAGTCACAGTTGCTTTCTCAATAGTGAATCCCATCTCTCTGAATGATGACTCACCAGATGAACCTAACTTTTCAGCTTCGGCTGTAGTCATACCACCTGCCATGATGCTTGTAAGTCTTGCATCATCTGCAGTTGAGTCTGAGTCTAAGTTAGTTACATTTAAACCTGATGCATTATCAGAGTCATGAGTAGATGCACTGTCACCTGAGAACTGAGTTTCAGCTTCGTTGAATAGTGCTTCTCTATTTGATGTTGAACCACCACCATATCTTGACTTCATTGCGAAAATTAAGCCAGTTGGACCAGACATTGGCTGCACACCACAGATGTCATATGCCATTAGGTTAGGCATAGCACGTCTTACAAGTGCGATCAATACTGGGTTCCAATTTGATACAGATGATGTTGCGTTTGCTGGAGCAGCTTCAGTAATCAGACCTTCTTCTCTAAGTGCGATCTCTTGATTCTCAAGTACTGCAGCAGTAACGGCTTTCTTATGGTGATCGGTAATAGTACCAGCAGACTCTTCATCCAATACTGGGGACCACTTTTCGATCAACTTATCGTATGATACTGTCATTTAGGACTCCCTATTTATTTGCAGTTTTCTTTATTGCTTTAAGATAAGAATCCATTGAGCCTGATGTCTCCACTACTGGAGCGTCGTCATCTTCAATGATTTCTTCCTGGGTTTTAGCTGTCTTAGCAAAGTATGATTCTTTTAACTGAGCCACTTTTTGTGCAAAAGTTTCTTCATTTTCAAAATCAACATTTTCTGCTAATCCTTTAAGCTTTTCGACCTGAGTTTCAGCTAAATCTTTAGAAGCTTCTCTTATGATAGACTCCCTCTTATAAAACTCTAACTCTTCGGCCATTGATACGGACTTTGAGATTTCATCATTGAGTTTTGTCTCTAACTCATCGACGTTATCAGCGAGTTCGTCAACCATGTCAACTTTATCCTCAGGTACCTGAATGTGTGACTCAGTAAATAAGTCTTTCAACTTATTCATAAAGTCTTCAGCAATTTCAGTTCTTAGTCCATTTTGGATTGCTAACTTGTTGTCTTCCATCCAGCCTTCAACTACGTAGTTTAAGTAGCTGTCCACTTTTTCCACAAGGTCCTTCTTGGTGCTTTCGATTTCTTCTGAAAGCTCCTCGTTATACTTCTCTTCTAGTCTGTCAATCTCTGCATTTACTTTTGTATTGATTGCAGCTTCAAAGATAGTTTCTGCTTTCTGCTTGAATTCATCAGACAGTGTAGCTTCCTCATTGACAAGTGCTTTAAGATCGTCTTTAAAGTCGACCTTGACCTCTACCTCTTGCTTTTCAGCAATTGGCTCGCCATCAAATGCTTCAGAATCTGTGCTTTCCGGCTTGTAATTATACATAGCCATGATAGCTTTTTTGTCCATTCCTTGCATTTTTCCAACTATACCAGCAATCATACCGGCTTTAGTCTTTGGCATTGGATCTTTTTTGGTATTATCAGCAGCAGTTCCACCGGCCATTTTTCTTTTTGGCGCAGAACCTGTTGCGTCACCTGCTTTGTCAATAGAAGCGACTGACTGAGCTTCAGCATTCTTAGGATCGTGTTTCATTTCAGAGATTTCCTCTTCACTCTCTTGGAGTTCCACGTCCTGATTTTCGATATTTTCTTTATCAGTCATTTTTGACTCCTTATTTTGATTTTAACAACGAGAGGAAATTCTTGAACTCACGTACTTGTGTCTCATAGAGATCAGCGCGTGGAGCCTTCTTAATTTCAGTCTCCATTCTTTCAATTGTTTGTGCTTCTATAATGCCGTTATTCCAAACCCATTCGACACCCTCCATTATCCCATTAACAAAAGCTCCGGGAGCGGATGGATCTTGCACGATATCTACCGCGTTAAGAATATA